CTCACACGTGACTTATCACGTATCTGGAAATGCTTTCACTGAGACTGAAATCACTTATTCCGCAATCCCCAATATTGGTACCACACCAAATGTCTACCCCGTTCACTTGAAGAAGGTGGAGGGTGATCTTCGACAGGCCAAAAGCCTTATCGAGACTGACTCTGGTCATTGGAATCCCGAAAAAAGGGGAACGGTTTGTGAAATTGTTCTCAACAAGGCAATCCTCATGGTTTTGCATTCTGCGGGAGCCTGGGTTTCATCCACGCTCTATCGCTGCAAGGAAGGTGTCACAATCTTTGCCCGCCTTGCTGATCACCAGTACCTTATCTACGTACCTGGGATCCTCCGAACTGCATCTTGTGGCCATGTTACTATTGCTCACAAAGCGACGCCGTCTATCACCGTCGCTGCCATTCCAATCTCTGTGAGGCTCACAGGGATCTCGATTGCACCTATTGCCCTCTGTGATTTTACCGGAGGGTTTACTGCTTTTGAGGAATGGGACAAGTTCATTCTCACATCATGGGAAGTTGCAAAGAGTTGTATTCCTTTTGAGAAAGGCCATTCGCTGCTCAACGCTCCTTCGGAGCGGAGGCAACGCGAGCTTATTCGATCCCCCTCTCTCAAATCTATCCTGGACGAGCAACCCGCAAGCAATCCCTTCACTACAGGGACTTCGCTTGGCGAGCAACCCGCAAGCAATCCCTTCACTACAGGGATTCCCCATACCCTCGTTACTGAGGGAATTCGTCTCCGACCCACCGGAGGAGACACTCCAGCTTCTGGCCAAGTACCCACGCAAGTGGCTACTTCTGGCTCTTCTGCGCAAGGAGATGATGACTCCGCGCAACTGACTCCGGGAGGAGACAGCGATGACCTTGGTGCAACTTACCCGTCCAAAGCAACAGACGCGGGCGATATTTCTGACTGTACCGAAGGCCCAATTTTCGACAAACTCAAAAAGCCAGAATTTGAGATTGTTGAGGAGCTTCCAAGCCCCCCCAGTGATGACCTTGTTTCAGAAGGAGATGATGTCACTGGGAAGGAAGAAAGTGGTGAAGGCTCTTTCAAACTCTCGGCAATTCGCTGGGTATGGGATCTTGCTAAAACACCCGTCAGCGAGTATTTGGATACTGCCCTTGCCAAGTGGTTTGACTATTCTGAGGGAAAACGTGGACCTACCTTTATCAATACAGCCGTTGTCAAGATCAAAAATTTCCTTATTGAAATGATTGATCTTGCACTTTCCAAGCCCGCAGAGCTTGGGGCCTTGTGTGGTCTTATCGTCATCCTCATCAAATGGAAGGCATTGCTTGATCATGCCAAGCACTTCTATAGTGGTTTGCCTCGTGAAGGAGTCAAACCCCCGGCTTCCGTCTTCCCTTTGGAGGGAATTCTCGGAGTTGTCGGCGACAGCCCACTTGTGGGCTTTGTCTCAGCTCTCCTGTTACAAGGAACCTGGGACCGTATCCTCAAGAGCAACAAGCAATCTGACATCTGGACTTTGTTCGACCCCCTGCTGAAGGGGGCGACTGCCTTTGTCACCGTTGCATCAGGAATGCTTTTGGCCATCAGTACCTTGGCGTATGCCACTACTGATCAACCAAAACGTTTCGCTCGAGTCACCCAAGGCGCACAGAAGAATGACATTCACCTGTCGAAGCGTACCAATTGGGAAGCCAAAACTGAGTGCAAAGGTTGCCAGAAATATGGCGCTGAATGCTACACTCATGGCTACGAGCATTTGCCCACTGATGATCCATCAGTGAAACCAAAACCCATCATTGATCCCAAAAAGGTCAAGATCCTGAAGAAGGAAAAGGTGGTGATTGAGGAGCAGCCTGAGCATGAAGGCACGAAATCTGTTGCGACTGTTGCTTCCCCTAAGAAGTTGCAGCAACAACAGAAGAAACAGAACAAACGTCTCGACAAGAATGCCATGGCCTATGGCACGGACGTGAAAGGTGGGAGGAAATGCATGTATGGGGACTTCTGCAAGAGAAGGTGGTGCAATTTCACTCATCAACGAGATCAGAGGCTGAAGAAGGTCCCGTGTCGAAACGGGAAAGACTGCACAAGAGACTTTTGCAAGTATGGCCACTCAGAGTTTGAGGCCAGAGGCAAGACTAAAGGAGCAGCTTCTTCCGGATCCAACAAGAAAGTGCAAGCAACAAAACACCACGACGTTCTCAAAGCTGAGGAACGCAATACCGGCGCAGGAACCAAGAAGAACCGCTCCGGCCAAGGTGCACGCAACAAGCACAAAGTGTGGAACTACGAGTGGATGCGTTCCCTCGATTCCATCATCGAAGACCCCATCACCCAGGCTGAGCGACTCTTCGCTCAGGAGTGGTGGACGGCGATGAAACACAGAGACCAGGAGGAACTCTCCGAACTCGATTTGGCCTATCAAGTCCAGCACGATGATGAAGTCGATTACTGGAAGGTCAAACTTGGAGACGAACTTTTTGAGGCAAAACTCGAGAAGTTTGAGACCAATGATGGGAGGCAACGCACGTGGAAACCCCCGCAACCCCGGCGGGACCTCTACTACAAACCTGGCCGTCTCTCCTCTCCCCACACTGACAAGTTCCGTCAGTCGAATTCCGATAGGGAATTCACTCACGAAGCCAAAGTCCAACCCGCCGCCTTTCAACACAACCAGTGTCGTGTGTTTAACAATGGCAACGACATTGCTTATGGGTGGCATATTGGTCCTTCTCATGTCCTGGTCCAAGGACACTATGGTACGAAGATATCGCATGCTACCTATGCGGGACCGAGCGGCACTATCAGAGTGGCTCTTAAACAAAACCCCACCGAACTGAAAAGTTCAGTGCCGCAAAAGGACCGCTTCTTTGTCTACGAGACAGAGGAGCCACGTGCACGCACAAACAAGTTCGTGTACAATCCAGCCCCATCTACTACTGTTGGAGTCATCTATTCCAATGGATCTGTTGAGGCCCTGCCGGTTGTCATCAAAGACAATGACGAGCAAACATTGCAGTATCGGGCTACCACAACCCAAGGAGACTGCATGTCCCCCATCATCGATAATGAGGACTCCTCAATTATCGGCTTCCACTCTGGGAAGTACAAAGGGTCAACAAACGAAGGGTTCGCCCTCGCATTGACCGCCGAGCTCGTGAAACAGATCACGGGTTTTCGGATGTAACTCGGCCAATTTTCCCCCCTGGCATACCCATTCGCTACAAATTAGCGCCACGTCGTTTTAAAACCATTGAATATCTTGGTTCAATGATGACAAAGAAAATGACAAAGCGCTCACAATTTGTTCGCGACCTTAATTACCCATCTAAAGCCGAAGTGATTTGGCAAAGTCAGATGGGAGAAGGTTATGCCTTGGCCGAGTTGGGGAGTCTCAATGAGCTGCTCGATCGTCTTGCGAAATACGATCTGATTGACGCACCATTGAACAAGGAAGTCGCCCAGAAAGCCATCAATAAGTTCATTTCTCATATTGAAAAGTGTGAGTTTTTGGATGATAATGAAGCTTTCGCCCAGCTTAACATGAAAGCTAGTGTTGGGTTTGGCGCCAAACGCGCTGGTGTTCTCTCGAGAGAGGATGCTGAACTGCATCAATATCTTAGTGACTATATTGAACGCACAGTCGTTCAACCTCACCATGTGTTTATTGCAGCGTCTCAAAAGGATGAAATGCGCGCATTTGAAAATGGCATTCTGAAAACCCCCCGCCTATTCATGAGTTACCCTGTGGAGCAAACGTATTTAAGTACGATTGTTCTAAGTGACTTTTTGAGACAGGTTTATCTTAGTTCTTTTTTTAAGGACTTTGGGGTTAGCAGTGTTGGTGATGCACCACAACTAGGAGCCTACCGATACTATCAGGAGGAACTTAGTAAGAGACCCTATCTCTACTGCACAGATACTTCAGGACAGGACGCTTCAGTACCTGCTGAATTCTTGGAAATGGTCTACGACTCGATTCAGAAGTTGTATGACCTAGACTCATATGATCAATCCCTTTTTGAGGGAGTTCGTTTGAACAGTATTCACAAGATGCTAAACGTAAATGGTTATGTTTATCTATTGCGAAGAGGGCTTGCTAGTGGTGACTATCTTACGATTGTCATAAATATGATGTGGCGCTTGTATTTAGCCTACACCTCTTACCACTACCCCCTTGAGCAGTATCATGAGCACAATACCACCGTCATCTGTGGGGACGACTTTATGTCCTCTAGTGATTATGCTGATCTAAATCACGATTCCAAGTATGCCAAAATAACCTGGGCTGGCCGCCCGGTTGGTTGGGACGAAATGGATTTTTGTTCCTGTAAATTTAGTCCAAATATACACCATGACCCGAAGAAAGTTGAATCTGTTCTTTATGGGCGTGTACAGGCTAGAAGCGCCGGCGATCCAAACGCCGAAATGCAACGCCTTGCTGGCTTGCTGCGCGTACATGCGGACCGTGCAACTCACAAGTTGATCACGAACAGAATGTTGCATCTTTGCGACAAACATGGATTGGTTGACGAGTTCAACAGTCTGTGGGTTCCGTATTGGGTTGTTTATCAAACATATAACTGCTACTTGCAGTTTGACTGAGCTGGCCGGAAGTATGAGCTCACTTTAAAATATGTCGAACAACAAAAATTTTCAGAAAAAGGGCAGAAAACGTCGCCCTGCAAAGAAGACGTCAATGAGAAATCAGGAACAGAGGATAATCCGAGAGGTTATCAAGCACACCAAGAAGAATTCGGGACCTCGCTTCACTCGCGAGCCCAACCTCAGGAACATTTCACGTCCGACGAGCTCTTTAGCCCGTCAGATGTCTTCTGGTATGCACAAAGGGATAGGACGGACCCTACGAGAGGAGCCTTCCGCCGCTGCTTGGCCGAGTGTCTATGTGGATCCCTTCCTCCAGATTGATGCCCGTCTCCCTATTTGGCCTGTGCGTTCAACGCTATGTCAGATGAGGAAAGCCACTGTGCTCGACGCGCACACAAATGCCAATGGTAACGGTTGGATCTGTTTCGTACCTGCGAACATGATCTGCAATGACCTTGCCTTTGCCTTCTATTCCAATCTCACAACTGGCGATCCTATCGCCAGTGGCTCATACACCACTCTCAATTGTGATGGTGCTTACACTGCTGCATCCTTCATTGGTGGCGGTTATTCCATGCGAATTGTAGCTTTTGGCTTCAAGATACGCTACATTGGAACGGAGCTCAATAAGGGAGGTTTCATAACATATCACCAGATGTGCCCCAGGAATGCATTGAATGACCAGACTGCGTCTACCATCCAATCGTCATTCCAGGAATGGAAACAAGTCCCCTTTGACAACAAATTAAAGATGTTCACTCGTCTTTATACCGAGAATGATGATGGCATGTATATGAATCAACAAATTCTCGATGAAGATTTCGGACAATGGAGTTACGACGACTTCGCAACTGCCAACTCCGAAAACATTGCGTACATTGGAGCCTACGTCTCAGGCGCCGCTCCTAATCAACCTTTCGAAGTGCAGATTGCAGCTCACTTTGAAATCATTGGTCCTCTTAACAACACTACTGGAGTTAAGTCCACCATGATGAATACGCAAAAGCACGAGAAAGCCATCAATCTCAGTGCAGCAGTCCGCTCTAAGGACAACACAACTATGGGTGTCTCACTTGGCACCATAGGTGAAGTTGGCCTTGGAATCTTGGCTGCGCTTTAAGTCCTCTTAGAGGCTGTTCTCAATTTTCATAAATTGCTATGGTAAGTCCTGTTTACAGGCTGTTCTCAATAAACATAAATTGACAATTTTCACCGCGAGGCCCACTGTGGGCCAGTCCCGCGGCATAGAAATGGAAGAAGAAAC